CGGTATATCACACAAACTTTCCCCAGTCCTGCCTTGTTATCGATTCTATGTTTAAATGAATATTTAATCAAATTTCTCACATGTTGAATTGATAGTAAGATGGAGGGGCTCGACGCCATCAGAATTAAGCTTTCTGAATTACCCCTAACAACTAAGCGACCAGTAAACTGGTGGTTGTACGATTCACTTGGTTCCTGCAGATCATTAAATTGAAGCAGGATCATAACCAGTTAAATCTTAAACTCTTAGTCTTAGTTATTAAATTGAGGATCCTTTTATGGATTCACTTGGTTCCTGCAGATCATTAAATTGAAGCAGGATCATAACCAGTTAAATCTAATCGAGGATTTCCTCAACGTTGATCCCTAGATCATCTCCATTTATTATAATCTCAAAATCCACTTCGAGTGGTTCAAGATAAATGGGTTTAGGTTGATTCACAGCATTAAAGCATGACAATGGTCTCACCTTCTTTTCCGGCGAGAAGTCATCACTATCAAACTCTATGAGTTTATGAAAGTTGGAAGCAAAATTACTTTTCTTTAACAAGAATTTCCTTGCTCTATCCCAACACCTTCTATTATGCAAGATCGCATACATAGATCTCCTTTTTTGCTCTGCATCACTAGCCTTCTCTGGATCGAAAAGGAAGTGTTTGCGTTTAATATATGGGATTTTATCCCCATCGAGTTCTTGGATTATTCCAAAAGGAGCGTCTTGACTGTCTAATACAGTTCGACCAGGTGGGAGACACTTCGAAGTAAGAACAGACTCAACTAATTTCAAGTTGTAAAGATCTGTATACTCTTCTTCTAAGTCCCTTTCAATACCAAAGGATTCTACTTTTTTGTAGTTTTGATTATCTAAAAACCTGTAATCTTCAAGCATCTCATTAACAATCTGATGCATGTGCCATTCAGGAATAGCAGAAATCGCTTTTGGTCTCAGCTGTGGATCATCGAAAAATTCATCACGAATTACAATTCCACCCAACATATCGAATTGCGATATATGTTCCTTTTTAAACGGAACAATTCCCAAGCCACCTAACCATTGCGGTAGGAACCATGGGACATGGGCATTGACTAATGAAGCTGTTTTCACCTCACGGACACATAAAAGGCCTTCCTTTCTCATAGGAACCAATCGTCCAGTCTGTTCACCATTCCTGTCATCTTCACGACAGGCAGAACGATACTGGCGTTCGAGAATAACCTCGTACCTTTTTTGTTTAGCCAATTTCAATTGTAGCTTAGCAGCAGAAGTAAACAACTCTTCTGGACACGTTCTCTTCAAATCTTGTGAAAGAGACCCCATTTGATAGAAGTCCTTTCCTCGTATCCCATCCTTTTTGCATGCGTAAACCAAAGCCATATTAACATACTTTAGTTCTTTGTAGCATCCAGAACGGTACCAATCATACTCTTTTGACGTATATTGGAATTGACAAGAATTGATTGTTAAGAATTCCCTGGAAACAAAAGTTTTCCCAACAGAGGATTCCAGACCACCATATCCGGCAATCTTCAACCAAATCTTATACAAGATTTCTTTGAGTCCTTTAAAAACACAATCATCCCCATTGATGAGGAGTGGTGCTAGTTCATGAGCTAGTATCTCACGGTCAACGATACGGAAATTCTTACTTTCAGAGATTTCCATAGCATATCGACAAAAGGCCGCGTTAGCAAGACATAAAAAGGGAAATGAAATAATACTTCCCATAAGTTGTCCTTCTTCTTGCTTCTTAAGCATTCCTGAAGCTAACATTGATTCTCGACTTGGCATTTCTTTGTCAAGTTTACGATAATCTTCCATCATATCTGGATGTAAAAGAAAATGTCCAGTTAAGGCTCTTTTACAAAGAATTCTGAGTTTGGGCCACCATTCGGTGGGAACTTTGTCGTTCTCGTCTCCTTTTGAATTCTTAGAATTATCTTCGAGTACTATCATTAACTCATCTAATAGGCATTCAGATACCCAAGAATGTAAATTATCTGTACTGGCTTTATAGTCACCAGAGATAAATTCAGCATTGTCTTCTAAAAAGCCAAGCTGTTTTTCTACGATCTCTTGAGTTACAGTTGTTCCGATTAAGGAAAACACACTATTACTTTTAAGAGTTCTCCAGAGCCACTTTTGGAATGGATGAAGAACTGTTTGAGTCAATGGAGGACCTGCAGTAATGCAACGAACTTTTAACGGTTCAGGCAATCCGATAACTAATGTATCAGGATCCTCAATCAATGCTTGTTCAAGCAATTCGGGATAGATATAATCTTTCCATATTCTACACAATTTCTCTCCATTGTAATGAAGACCAATAGTCTCTTTGACTTTCTCGTTCTCAGGGAGATTATCAATTTCTTCTTGATCTTGTTTACCGGAATGTCCATACAGTTCTGACTGAAGTCCAGACAATTTAACCCAGTTTAGTGTTTCACTGACTAAAGGGGAATCATCACGGAGGTGTTCACGCCAGAATGCTTCGTTTAATGGAGCATTCGCTTTGAAGGCACCAACTGCACCCATACCCATTCTACTATTATTGTAATGGGAAGAAGTTGACATAACCATGGGTTTAACTAAATCGGAGAGTCTTAACTCTTTGCCGAAAGCCACCTCACGGATTGTCCTCCTTAACTGGAATTCGATCGCAGGTTGGTTGATGGGAAAATAAAAACCATCGTGCTCAATTTCTTCATCGGGAAGATTAACCCGAGGAGTTGTTAAATGTTCAAAACATTTTAACTCTGCTTCCCTCACAACACTTTCGTGAACAGGAGGAGCTCCTTTTTTGGATTGAGCTACACTTTGTGCAAAACTCTCAATTCTTT